GAACACGGGGTCATTGTGCATGACGATATATTGCATCCGCAAGAAATGGATTTTGCAGACGAGGAGAAACCACAATGACTCCATTAGTTTGTAAAGCCGTTAAGTTCGCGCCAGAGCCAGAAACAGCACTGTGGTTTGATGTTGGTCAGATGAATACAACTCCCGCAATGAAAGTTCCTGCTGATTCCTTAATGAACTTGCCATCAAAAAGAACTGGCATTGTTGGACTTGACACAGGCGGAAAAGATTTTGCCCTGTGGCTTACAAAGGGTGATGGTTCTGTTGCCGTTGGAGGGTGTTCAATGTGGCATGGTGGCAAATACTTTGCGCCATACGCATACATCGTAACGCCAGATGGCTTTAAGGTTTACCGCAAAGGTGAAGAAATCACCCTAGAGGACATCAAGCCAGTGCATCGCATGGTGCTTGCTGTGGTGACCAAGTTGGCCATGCAGTCTGAGGGCTACAAACCTACACCCCAACGCACATTCATCAACCAAAAGCGCCAGTCAAAAGGAAAACCAGCCTTGACATTTGATTGGCACACCGTAGTGATAGAGCCGCCAAAACAAAAGAATGACCCGCAAGGTGGTACACACGCAACGCCACGCCGCCATCAAGTGCGTGGACATTGGCGCACTTACAAATCAGGAAAGCGCGGTTGGGTGAGTGAATGTTGGAAAGGTGATGCAAGCAAAGGAACTGTTTTTAAAGACTATCAACTCAAGGAGAAGAACACATGAAAGTAAGAATTAAAAAAGACGCTGATGGCGCATGGAGTGTCGAGACTAAAAAATGGTACGAGTTTGAATGGAGATACCAAAAGTGTATGCTTGGTGATGACGCAGAAAAGAGAGCATTGGAATATGCTCGTCTATTGCTAAACCCTGTAATCATAGAAATTACATGAACAACAGACCCAATAACAGGGAACGACTCCACTTGGCAAAGATTAAAGAAATGCCTTGTGGGGTCTGTAATGCTTCTGGGCCAAGCGATGCACACCATATTGTCCAACATAATCAATACTTATGTATTCCTTTATGCAAAGATTGTCATCAAGGCCCACACAACGGCATACATGGGTCAGCTAGGATATGGTCTGTGATGAAGTTAGACGAGATGAGTGTTTTAAATCTAACGCTTGCAAAACTTTTTAATTAGCGCACAATGGACGCACTCAGTTGCCATTGAGACTTTAGAGGGACTTGTTCCCTCTTTTTTTTTATGAGATAATAAATAAACTCCTAGGGACACCTATGTCTGGATTATTAGAGCCATCCGTAAAAATTGAGATTGAGATACAAAGCCAAGAGAGAAAAGGCGAAGCGTGTCCAGTTGCCACAGGTGACGTAGAAGTCAATCTTGAAAATCGTCAGAAAGCCATTGATAAGGCGAACTATGGCCCAATGAATCCCAATGAGCCAAACATGGATTACTGGCGTGACATTTCTAAGGCTTGGAGAATCTCTCCAACACAGGCTAAAAAGTCTCGTTGCGGAAACTGCGCTGCTTTCATTCAAACCCCTAAAATGCTTGCTTGCATTGAATCAGGCTTGGAAATGGGCGGTATGGAGATGGATGCTTGGGAAGTCATTGACGCTGGCGACTTAGGCTATTGCGAAGTGTTTGATTTTAAGTGTGCTTCCAAGAGAACTTGTGAGGCATGGATTAGTGGTGGGCCAATAACCGAGGAAGAAAATCATGGGAACGACAAATCAGCAAGCGTTGGAAATGATGCAGAAACTTATGCAGAAGAAGACTAAACCCATGCCCGAGCGTGGTGAGCGTACTGCAAAGAACAAAGCAAAAAAGCCTAAAAAGTGATTAAACATCATCTTTCCAATTTCTATTTTTAAGAATAGCTTGTATTGCTGCTTCAGAAACATTAAATGCAATAGCTAAATTTTTCTTTTGCACTAAGTTCTCTGAATGTAAGTATTTAATAGCATTTGCCATTCGTTGATTTAAAAGTGCCCTACCATTTTTTTCTTTGGCATAAGTTTTGTTTTTGATTGAATCCATTGTGTTTTCATGATGGCTTCCATAACATAAATTTGTAACTTTGTTGTTGTATCTGTTGCCATCAATATGACGAATGACCATGCCGTCTGGTCTTTCTCCAATAAAAACTTTTGCAACTAATGTATGTATGTACAATGATTTTTGACCTGTACCATCAATGTCTTTGCATGAAACACTCAAGTAGTGTGTTTTTGTGTTAACTTTTCTAAGCTGCCTACCATCTTTTTTTATTGTTGCAAATTTTCCATAGTTGCTTATTTGGTAAAATTGTTCATAATTGGGTACTGGCATCCATACTTCTTGAAGGTCTGACATGAAATTAACTCCTAAAGCTAAAGAAAAGATTGGCAAAGTATATCATGAGTATAAAGAAGGTACTCTGCACTCTGGCAAAGGCGGTAAGGTTGTAAAGAGCCGTGACCAAGCGATTGCTATTGCTATGGCAGAAGCTGCTAAGAAAATGGGCAGGATGAAGTAATGGCTGACTTAGGCGCATTTTTTGGTAATCCAAACATACAGCGTCAAGGTGCTAGGGCTAGAGCCTTGGCAGGGCAGAGAGATGTAAACACATTACCAGACCCACTTACCTATGCAGTTATGCAGGGTTTGCTAGGCACAAGACCAGATGAGATGGGTTTTAGTGTTCTTAACCCTGATTACGAAAAGATTAAAAAAGTAGCAGAGCCAGCATTTGCTTTGGGTTTGCTAGGTCAAGCAGCACCTGCATTAGCACCTTTAACTAAGGGTTTACCAGTAGGTGCAAGTATTCAAAATGTTGGTGGGCTGTTAGGGAAACGCACTCCATCTCAATTTGTTCCTAATGTGGAAGCTGGTAAGGAAATGATTGTTCACCACAACATTTCACCAGAAAAACTAGCACGAGTAGAAAAAGTAGGCGGTATGCCAGTACCCTCTGTGGCTGTTTCAAATGTAGAGAATCCATTAACTGCTTTTGGAAACATCTCATTGATAGGCGATAAGTCAATGGCTATCCCATCAGCTAAAAATCCTGTGTATGGATTTGACGCTTATACAGCCAGAACACCTGAGATTGACTTTAAATTTGATGCAAAAAGCGTTAAAAATATAGATAACTTCTTTTCAGATGTTGCTAAAAAAATACCAGATGGTGACTACACAGTTGACAGGTTAAAGCAAGATTGGAAATATCGGTTTGATTCTGATATTTACAAAGCAAAGTTTCTTGATGAGCAAGGAATGTTGCCAAATCGTAATGATTTTGGAAAAGAAACTTGGAAATTTAATGAAGAAGTTAGGCAACGAGTAAGAGATTTAAAACCAGAATTTGAAAGCTGGTCTGCAAATATGGATAACACATTAGCTGAAGCTGGTGTAACTCCAACAGAACGAATCTTTAAAGGTTATACAGATTCTGGTAACAGACGCTATGCAGATGCAACATTAGACAATCTTGTAAAAGAGATGAAAGGTGGTGCTGGCGCAGAAGGCTTCTTCTATGGAGTAGGTAACATTCGTGCTGTAGCTACACCTAAGTTTAAGAACTTTGAGCAAGTAAAGGCTGCACGAGAAAACATTGTTTCGTCTAAAGACTTTGAGCCAGTTAAAAAGAAAATAAATGAAGCGTTTGAAGACTTAACCGATAGGATGAGAAACCTAGAGGGCAATAACAATTACGCATATAAGCCAGAAGACGCTTTATATGAACTAGGTCAAGTCAAGAATGTTAACTTTTTAGACAAGATTTATAAGGATGTTCCAGAGGCATTAAAGGCAGATGTTCAGATTTTTATGAACAAAGTCAAATCAATGCCTACTGAATACTTTGAGATTAAGCCTCAAAGAGCCGTACAGGTAAGTGAGTTTGAAGGTGCTATTGTTCCTAAAGATGCGCCTCAGAAGTCTATTGACTATCTGAAAAGCCAAGGGATTGATAAGATTTACTTTTACGAAACTCCAGAAGAACGGACACAACTATTCAAACAGTTTGGCGATAAGATGTTTGCTGCACCAGCGTTACCTTTGGGTGCAACTGGTTTGCTAGACGAAGAAAAGCGTAAAGAAATTCAAAGCCTGTTAGAATAAAGTATTACTTAACCTTGACCAACCCTAGAGGAGTCAAACAAAATGGCACAAGTCGGAAGACCAATAAACAAATTCTATGTTTATGCAATCAAGAACGAACAAGGTTCAATTGTTTACATAGGCAAAGGCTCTGGGCGTAGATTTGAAGTTCAAAAGAAGAAATTTAAATTGTCTGGAGAAATACTTGAAACATTCGCATCAGAAAAACTTGCGTATGCAAAAGAGGTGGAATTTATCTCATTGCATAAGCCAAGTCTAAACAAATGCAAAGGTGGCAATGGATGCACAGCTACCAAGAAACGCATTGTTAAACAAGATTACGAGAAACTAATTGAACGCATAGGCTCTCGTGCTTGTGCTGCTAGATTGTTGCTTTCCTACAACAAAGTTAACCCATTATTGATTGACCAGTCTAAAGTAGATTTATTTAGAGAGGTTGCGTATGGCTAATGGAGTTAAAACAGGCGGTAGAGGCGTTGGAACACCCAACAAGGCTACGCAAGAGGCAAGACAAGCCATAGCCTTATTTGTTGACCAAAACGCACACAGGCTTACTGAGTGGCTTGATGCGGTTGCTTATGGTGACCCAACAAATGAGATTAAACCAAACCCTGCAAAAGCCTTTGAAATGTTTCAAAGCGTTGTTGAGTATCACATTCCTAAGTTGGCTAGGACTGAGTTAACAGGTAGTGATAACAAGCCTATTGAAATGAAAGTTACATGGGCGAAGTAATCGAAATTCCCTATAAGCCAAGGGAACACCAACTAAAGGTTCACGAGTTACTGGAAGGCAAACGCTTTGCAGTAGTAGTTGCACATCGAAGGTTCGGTAAGACTGTTGCAGCACTTAACCACTTAATCCGTGAGGCGGTGCTAAACGAGAAAGAAACACCTAGATACGCTTACATTGCGCCTACTTATGGACAAGCAAAGCGTGTAGCTTGGGACTATCTCGTTAAATACACTACACCGCTAGGTGGTACTAACAACATCTCAGAGTTACGAGTTGACTTCTGGGGTAGACGTATTCAGCTATATGGCTCAGACAATCCTGATTCCCTGCGAGGTCAATACTTTGATGGGGTCATCATCGATGAGGTGGGTGACCAAAATCCTAAGATATGGACAGACATTGTTAGACCAGCCCTAACAGACAGAAAGGGTTATTGTCTTTTTATTGGTACGCCAAAGGGACACAACCACTTCAAAGAACTGCGAGACAGGGCAGAAAAGGAAGAAGGATGGGGTTTGCTAGAGTTCAAAGCCTCAGAGACAGGTGTAGTGGATGAGGTAGAACTGAAGGCTGCTCGTAATGAGATGGGTGAGGATAAATACCGCCAAGAGTTTGAGTGTAGCTTTGACGCTGCTGTAGAAGGCTCTTACTATGGGCAAATCCTCAATGAACTGGAAGACAAGAAGCATATGCAAGAGATTCCCAGAGAGGAAATCAGCAGAACTTTTACTGCTTGGGACTTAGGTATGGGTGACTCTACGTCTATCTGGGTGGCTCAGTTGGTGGGTACTGAGGTGCGTTTGCTTGACTACTACGAGAATCACGGAGTTGGACTAGACCACTACGTTAAGTGGATTAAGGATAACGACTATCTCAAAGCAGAGCATATTCTGCCCCATGACGTTAGGGTTAGAGAACTTGGAACAGGTAAAAGCAGACTAGAAATGCTTGAGGAATCGGGTCTACAGGTCAAGATTGCTCCCAGAATGGGACTAGATGATGGCATCCAAGCGGTAAGAAGGTTGCTTCCAAGGTGCTGGTTTAATGTCCCACAGGTACAGAATGGCTTGAACTGCCTGAGAAATTACCGCA